GTCTGCCCTGCGTAATACTGTATATCACCCTGCTTATGGTCTTTCTCTAATGTAACCAATCTCATAATAAAGTACCTTTCTCGATAAAAAACACTGCCAAGCGCTCTGTCGTCGCTATTTCGCCAGGCGTCCACCCCAAGAATGGACGCGCTGGCATATCCCATGTTCCGTTTTGCAAGTCGGCGGCGTAATCTAAATCTGTGCCAACTTCAAAGCCGTGTATTGTGCTTACAGCGTTAATAGAATTTAACAGCGTTCCAGTATCTAGCAACAATCCTAAACTCTCGTTACCTTTGGCTATCCGTTCCTTGCGCCTCTGGCTACTCCATTGCGCCCACGGGTTTGCTTCAGGTGACGACTTTGTATCAGTGATACGCGCCTTAGCCATATCTCGCTCAAACTCGCCCATCATTGCCATAAATGGCGACATGTCGGCTGTTCGTGCTGCAATAGCCTGTAAACCCTCTATCGCTTGGGTAAAATCAGCCGTTATACTCATGGTTTTTCATTGTGCGCCATGCAGATATAACCAAACGATGTTAGGTTAGGCACGTCTATCACGTAGTTAACTCCATTCTCGTCAGTAATTAAATCATTCTTGCGTATGTCAGCTACGCCGCGAGTGTTGATGTAAAACAACCAGTTTGGCTGGCCTGTTTTAGTATCTGATGCCACTGGGAAACCGATAGAGCTTGATTCCTTGTCACGCTTGTTACCCATAAAGCATGGCAGGTTAGACGCGATAACGGTTTGCGTAGGCTCTAATGGCGCTACTGTTGTATAGCCTGCTCGGCTGATGCTGATAGTTCGGTTGCACTGTATGGCAGGGATAGGTAATAGTGGCTGTAAATCCGCTATGTAATACGTGTTAGACGTGCCGACTAGCCAGTCGCCTATCTGTATCTGTGTTGCATCAACTATCGCCGTCCAGTCAGGCACTGCTGGTTTATTGTAACCGCTGAATTTGTAAGTTGAGCTTGGCGCAAATGCTGAATTGATTGACGCAATAACCATATTACCGACGGCTATCGGGTTAATCATTGATGATGAGCGATATACTGCAAAAGCATATCCCGCACGCAATGCCGCCTTGCCGAATCCTTTATATATGCGGCTTTGTAATGTTGCTGCGTCCATTAGCCACGCACCAAAGATACTTGCGATCCGCCGCCAACGCCGTCACCAGCGGGAAATCCGATAAATCCACATAGACGCATACGCCACGAGTCAAACAGGCGGTCACGGTCTGATTGCTCGTTCTTGTTGTGTGTCCATACTGCCGCTTGGTCTGTATCTAAGTTAGCTGATACGCCAATAATCGCCGTTTCAAGCGTAGCCAAATTATTCAGGTACACACTGATTAACGTGCTTTCTTCTTCTGCCATCAGGTTATGCAGCCGTGTGTACAGTGACATCGTAACCATACCAAACCGACCATACACAATATCATTGTTGTCGCTTAACGTGATGGTTGTGCCTACGACCGCATACCCCATCCATCTGCGCGTGTCTGATAATTGCTGTGCTGTGAGCGCCATTGTTTATCCTTAACTATTACACGGCAGCGCACCGACATGATGCGCTGCGATTTACTAGCTAATCATCAAAGCGCAATGTTCAGGCTTGACCATTGCAGTACCCCATGCGCACGAAATCTCGTATTGCATTTGACGATACTGAGCATACGCCGCTATCTCGAACATCAGGCCAGAACGCTCATCAATGACGGTAGTACGATCCACAGCCATATCGCCGCCATCAGGCAATGCAGGCAAGCGTTGCGCCAGAACGATAGCTGAACGTGCGAACGCCATGCTACGGTTAGCCGATGCCAGAATAGTTACCGACTTGGTTGCGGCCGACATCGCTTTTTGCAAGCCAGGCGCTGCGATAATCAGAGTGCCAGGTGCAGCGATGCCAGTTGCAACAACATACTGGTTTGTATCGCCTGCAAACGTCACGATGTCGCCTGCCAGAATAGTACCTGAGCCTGTAATCAACGGGATAGACGTAGTTCCGACGGCGAAGCCTGCTGCGGTTGTGGTGTACGCTGTGCCAGTACCAACGGCAGGGGTTTGAACCACTTGCGCTGACTCACGAATTGCGAATCCGTGAATATCGAGTAATGTGCCTTGACGCAACATTGATGTATCTGCGGCTTCGTTTGCTTTGGTCAGTTGTGTCAGTGTACGCATCGCAGCACCAGAAGATGTATCGATAATCATCTGCAAGTCAGACAGCGGTGCGCCGTTATCAGACAGGATTTTGCGCACGTTCGCTGGGTCTTTCAAGTTAGTCGCAAACAGTGGCGTTGCTGGTGAGCCAGACGCACGGGATGACAAAGACTGTAATGCGCCCAAGTCAACCTCAATCAGGTTGCACAATGTACGGATTGCTTGCGCTACCTGATTGCGCTGGATATTTTTTTGACCAGCACCGTTGTTATTCAGTCCGCGTGTTTCCTCACCGTTCCAGCGGATCGGCACGCGCATTGCCTTGGATATGGTCAGCGGAACTTGACCAATGGTTTGATCTCCATCGTTCGGAGGGGTTACGGCTGGGGTGATATTGGATGCAGTCGAAGCGGGTGCTACGAAGCTGCGTACTACTTGACCGACTGCCGCACGCTCATATTTTGCGTCACGTGTAACGGCTGGGATGAAGCCAACCAACTCACGAGAAACAGTATCAAGCGAGGAGTAAACGTCTGCTACCAGACTGGTAAATGTATTTGACATGGTTTAAGGCCTTTCTATTAGATTATTTGTCCACCTTCTCGAAAGAAGGTCTGTAGTGATGGATCACCGACTGCGGTTAGCGCATCGAATGCGTCGCGGGTCATGGTCTTAGCTGTACCTTTGCCGCTTCCTCCCTGTGCGCCGCCGCCGTTATTGTTTGGTGCTGATACGAAATGCTTGCCTTGATCGCTCTGCGTCCAGGTGGTTACGAACTCCCCCAGCGGTTTACCGTCAATCAGCGCCTCATACGCGCCATCTTTGGCATTGATGCTGGCTTTGCTCTGATGCAATGCCTTTACTGCGTCGAGCATGGCTGGTTGTACGCCTGCCTTAACCAACGCGTCGGTCAAACCTGCGTCAATCAGGTGCTTATTTAACGCGCCGTCTTTTTCCGTTAATGACTTGCTCAGCTTGTCAATTTCCGACTTAGAAAACTTTTCGGCTTTACTTAGCTTATCGGTCAATTCTTCTACTTGAGTTTGTAGCGCGGCATGTTCTACAGGGTCAATGTCAGCGCCTTTGGCTTTCGCTTTCAGGGCTTTAACTTCGCTTAACAGTTCCTTGTTTTTTGCGCTCAATGCTTCTGTAGCTGAATTAGTGATTTCTTCTATCAGCGCGATAACTTCTGGGTCTTTACGGTCTAATGGCATTACTGTGTCCTCTGGACTGGTTGCGAGCCACTGGCTCAATAAAAAAGCCCCAACAGTCTCAAACTGTCAGGGCTTCGGTGTTTGGTATTACTTACTGTATGTTAGTTGTAGCTGTAGGCAATACGGGCGTTATTGGCTTGATTCTAGCCTGCTCATCTTCTGGCGTGATTTCGTTCTCTATGATTTCGCTTTGCTTGAGATTCCAGAACAGCGTTTCAAAACTTATTGCGCCAGCCTGCCACGCAGTAACCAACGCTAAAATATCAGGGGCATCTAATGAGTGTTCGGTAAACTCATCGTTGAATTCTGTGTCTACTTCGCCAGTGATTCCAGCCCAGTCAGCCATGATTTGCAATATACGGTCAAACCCATGCTCTATCATGTCACCAATTGACGCCAGTACAGCCCCCTCGCCAGAGTGTCGCATCTGCACTGTACGGGCGGCTTCGGCTGTGGCTTTATCTGGTGTGAGCATACGTGCACCAATTGCCGCCATTCCTGCTTCTTTGTCTTTTAAGCGGTTCTCTAGCGCACCTAATCCTTGCCCAGTAAATTCCAAGTATGACGCTTTAGCTTGCGGATCAGGAAACGCCCATGCTGCCGTTCCGCCGATGCTTAACTTTTCGCCTAATGCTGGCTGATAGCCGCTAATTACAGCAGTAGGTAAGCCCGTAAAGTGTGCACCATGCTCCAAGTCAGCCGTTGTTCGATAATGCGACAGGTTAAGCGTCACCAGGTCATACATTGGCGGCTTCTGAACCGCCACATCGTTGTGTGTTGACCCGAAAATGACAAACGGTATATATGGTAATGGTTTGCCGTTTAGCAGCGGGATAACGTCATCTTCGTACTGCTCCCACTCGCCACGCTCATTCTTCCGATAGATTCGCTGGATATACTTACCATCTTCTATCAGCAGTGCGCGAATCTGGTCGATAGTCTTAGACTCAAACCCGCTTGTCCACTCGATAGCCGTTTCAGTCAGCGCTATCATGACTGGCTGCATGGCGTTGTTGATACGCTCTGCACGCCAGTTAATAATTGATTCAGCTTTGTACGTTGAGCAATATGGGCGTAGATTCAGCGATGCAGCTTGTGCCAGTGTAATAGGGTTTTCATTAACCTGCGGATACTCTACCAGCAAGCCAACACGTCCAATCCCGACAACTTCACGCGCCACGATCTCCGCTAACTCGTTAAAGTCGCAATTCGTCAGCGTTATATCGTCAAGAATATCCTGCATTGCTGTTGGCGCTGTAATTACTGGCTCTTTGCGGAACAACATACCGACTAAACCGTCAACTGTACGCGCTGTTGCGTTATAAAACGGCGTGCGCATTACCATGGCTTTGTAATCTTCGGCGCTCTGCTCTTTGAGTTTAGGAAGATAACTCTCGCCAGCATTGTGCACAGCGTCCTCGCCGTCCAGCACGTCACGGCACTTTGTCCAGCGTACCATGCCTGCGCTGTATTCTGTGTGCTGCGTGTCTGGTTTTATCATTAGATACCTACAATTTGCATTCGTTGCATGGCTTGATTGCCTATTAGCTCGC